TTAGTTGTAACTGCTGTTTTAAGTTTTGATCCAGGGTTTGCTGCTCTGTAAGATGCAACACCTTTTTTATTAAGTCCACCTGATTTAGATTTGCCTTCTTTTCTAGTCCAAGCTGCACTAGCCATTATGCTTTTTTAGTTGGTTTCTTTGCTGTTTTAGCTGATGCTTTTAATGCTTTGTCTGAAACAGAACCTTTACCAGGTTTGCTAGTACCTTTTTTCTTGGCTCTGTTCATGTAATAGTAAAGACCTTTTTTAACAGTTCTACCATCTTTAGTAACATGTGTGTCTCCGCCCTTACTGTAATATTTTCTCATTATTTTTCTCCCATAACTGACATTAAACAAGCAGAACAAGATTTTATAAATCTTATGTGCGTGTCACAGTGATTAACTTTTATTGTTGGTTCTGGTACATCTTCATAAAATTCAAGATGTTCGTCTTTGCATTTGCATGCTTTGATATTAAATAAATTGCAAATAAATTTTTTAATAGATTTAAACATTAGTCTTTTAAGTCTTTACCTTTTGAAATACCAGATTTAGTTTTTTTCTCACCTTTTATTTTTTGAGTAAGTTGTCTTACTTTTGCACCTATTCTATCTGCATCGTCAAAACTTTTTTTCCATCTGTTAGCAGTTTGTCCTGGAATTTTAGCTAGGTCAATTTTATGCTTTGACATCTTGTCAAGTTTATTTGCTTTAACAGAAGTTATAGTTGGTGAAGTTTTAGATTTACTTTTTTTTAACATTCCAAAACCTTTTTTAGCTATTCCAAATATAGACATTATTTTTCTCCATCTTTTTTATATGCTTTATTAGATGTCATAATTCTTTTAACATTTTTAGTCTGTTGTTTTTTTCTTGCGGGAGCTGTTGCTTTTTTAAAAGCTTTAGCCATTCTTCTTAGACTAGACATTATTTTTTCTTCTTTCCCATGCCCATGTCTTTATTATAAAAACCGTGCATCATTGCTTCTCTGCTAGAAGACGAACCGCCTCCCATTAATTTTTTTCTTCCTTTAGGTTTAGGTCCACCTGTTTTTGTTTTCTTAAAAAACTCTTTAAGTCTTTCTGATCTTTTAACAGATAGGTTTTTTTTCTTAAATAACTCTTTAAGTCTTTGTATTTGTTCTGGAGTAAGTCCTTTCATCGGGGGTCTAGGTCTACCAGGAAGTTTAGGCATAGGTCTACTAGGACCAGGTCTTCCAGGTTTTCCAGGAAGTTTAGGCATAGGTCTTCTAGGTTCCATTTTATCTCTAGGGTCTCTAGGTTGTATAGGTAGAGGTCTAGGCGAACCCGGTCTTCTAGGCATACGTTTAGGTTTAGTAGAAAAGGAAGGTCCGCCTTCCGCTAATTTTTTTCTTGCTGGTGCAACTTGTTTATTAAAATTTCTATTTGACATAATTATTTTCCTTTTATCAGATCTTTTTCTAAACGTCTGTTTTTTGCTTTAATTAAAAGTTTTTCGTTATCTGACAATTTTTTTCCTCTTGATTTAAAAGCGTCAATAAATTTTTTTCCAATATCTTTTGTTTTTTCAGGTAATGGATTTTTTTTAATCTGTTTACCTAATTTTTTTAAAAGTTTTGCCATACCACCGACAGCTAAAGCTTGTCTTGAATTTGTAGTCTGTTTATTAAAATTTGGATTTGCCATAATTATTTTCCTTTTATAAGATTTGTTGCTTTAAGTCCATAGACGCTTGCAATTACGCCTACAAAAATTGTTTGGTACCATAAAGGTAAATTTCCAAAGTGAAGAAAGAATAACTCCATTTTCTCCATATGTACAGGATTATCTGACCAGACACTCCATCCCAACATGACGATTGGCACCGAAAGTAGAATTAAAATAAATTCGTCTTTCCAGTCCGATTGTCTAGACTCTAAAAGTTTTCCTTGGTAAGCTTCCTCACCAGCAGCCATTTTTGATGCATGCATAAGCTGTGCATCTGACATAGCCATTTTTGTTCTCTGCTTATTAGCGTAAATTTTGCTTCCAGCAGAAACGGCTAGTTTAATTGCCGATAACCACATGTTAGATCCAAGTAGCTGTTTGTTTTCTAGCTTTGCCAGTTCCTTTTACAGTCACTTTGTCTCCAGTAGCGATCATGTTTCTAGCTCTTGTAACGTTAGCTTTACTTCTTGAATCGTACTCAAGGTTTTGACTAGGTACTTCACTTTTTTTTGTTTTTTTATAGTTCATCATAATGTCTCCTATTATATATTAAGATCTTTGACCTTTCAAGGTCTTTACATCTCTACGTTTCATTTTATCGTTATAGAGTTTAACATCTGCACTTAAATAAGCTTTTTCTAGACTTGTTTCGTCTCTCATTTCAGCTAATTCTTCGTCTTGCTCCATTTTATCTTCTGTTAAATCTCTATCTTGAAGAAGTTTTGATTTATCTAGATTGATTTTTTCATCATCGTATTCTTTTTTACGTTGATTTTCCATTGCTCTAAGATCTACTTCTCTTGATTTTAATTTTAACAACGGATCATGGTCAAATTGAGAAGTAATTTCTTTTTCTTCCTTCATAAACTCTTCCATCATCTCTGCAATCAAGACCGCTTTTCTTGCTTCAACAGCATTTGTAATAACTTGTAAGTCATTTGCTGCTTGAGGATTATTCGGTGCCTGTTGTTGTAATATTTGCATCTGTTTTAGTTGCTCTCTGAACTCTAATTGAACTTGTTCTTGAGCCATCAAACTGATGTGTTCTAAAATGTTTTTTTGTAGTGAAGCCATGATAGGTGGATTGTTTCTAACCATATTCGTTGCCATAAAATTTAAATGCGCAGTAATATGGGCTCTGTGATCTTGTCCTGGAAATGCTTGAAACTTTTTACCTGACATTGCTTCAATATTTTCAATTGACGGATCTTTAGGTTGATTAGGTGGTGGAGGAGGTAAAATTGAATCTATATTTTTTACTCCAATTGCTTCATACATATTATGATAAACATTATACATGTTATGCATTTGCGGATTTGTTGTAGCTAATTGCATTTCAGTTTGAGCTAAAGTAATTCTTTGACTCATTGAAAAGATATTAGGATCAGCAACAGGTATAATATCTATCCTGTCATCAAAATCTGTTTGTTTAACAGTTCTTGCTCCACCGACAACATCATAAGGATATTCTGGTGGTAAGTATTTAGAAATAATATTTGCAAGAAGTTTAAATTCTTTTTTCATTGCCGCATACAATCGTTTATGTATCGCTGACATTACCCGTGATCCACGTTCTAGTAATGCAATAGTTGTTCCAACTGCTGCACCTTGGTTTCCATCACCTACTTGCATATCTGCAATAGCCGCGAATCTTTGACCGGCTTGTACAACAATACCCATTAACTGAAGTAAAGTCTGAGAAGGTTCTTTGTAAGGTAAAGGAAAAAATGCATCTCTTAAACTTCCTCCTGGTGCATCTACATCTTTAAATTCACCGGGTTGAATAGGAGAAGCATCGTCTTGTATTCTAACACCTCTTTGTTTGAAACCAGCTGGCAGGTTAGACAACGTTCCCGCATCCAAGAGCTGCCTTAGAGCCGCGGTCGCCGTACGAGACAGTCCACCTATCATGTGGATTAGACCGAAACCATAAAACCCTAAACCTGGTAAAAACTTAAAGTGTACAAAGTATGAAATTTTCTTTTTCTTTGTATCTTCAGGTGCGTAATTTCTTTTGATAGAAAGAACATTTCTTGTTCCTTCTTCAATTGTTACAATGTAAGGTAATTTGATTCCTGTAGGTTCTCCATCTTCTCCTACTTCTTCAAACCCTTCTAGATCTAAATTAACATGACATTCTAATAAAGTATAAAGCGGTTGTGCTCTACCACTTGCTGTTGTCCCTTCTAGTTCTCTTTCCTTTTTATCAAGTTCGTTATTAACTGCATAACCTGGAGGCCCTAAATCTATATCTCTATAAAATCCTCCAACTTGTTGTTTTCTTAATTCGTTTTCTGGTATTTTAATTACGTGAATAATTGCTTCAGCATCATCTAGTGATGTTGCTGTGTAAGGTACTACTAATTCATCCGCTGGAACAAATTTTGATACGGCTCTTGCCATTGTAGTATCATAGTAAACTTTTTTAAATGTAGATCCGGCTAGTGGTAAATGAAATAACATTGAATCAAACTCTGGTTCATACTCTTCCATTTTATCCATGACTAAGTAGTTCATATAATCTCTTACTCTTTGAGATTGTAAATCATTTTGTGGAGTTTTAATTCCCATAACTTCAGTTCTGACTGGACCACCTGCGGGTAATAATTCTTTGTAAGCTTGTGCTTGGAATTGAGTTACAGCTTCTGCTAGTACTGGGTGAGTTGCACCACTTGCTCCTTGGAACGGTTCTGATCTATCTTCGTATTTAAATCCTAAAAGATCTAATCCAGTTCTGTAAGTATTTTCCCAATCTTTTCTTGAAGATCTATAATCTAAATAGTTACCGGCCATTTCACTACCGATAGGTTCTAAAATATCGTCTGGTAGAATGTCTGCTAAGTTATCAAAGTGACCTTCTGTTCCTGGTATATTAATTGCACCAGGTTCAAAATTAATTGTTGCACCACCATCTTCTTCGGGTGTTACTTCTACAGGTCCTTGTTCTGTAACTTCTTCTTGTACACTAACTTCAGCCATTTCCTCTTCTGAAGGCATCTTAATTTCAGTACGTGTATTTCCTGGAAGTCCCTTATCTATATCTGCCATATTTTTTCTCTTTCGATGGTTTATCTTGTTTATTCTGTTTAATCAACCCCTGAGGATTTGGTCCTTGCAAAGGGGGGATTGCATTGAACTTAACATGTTTCATGTTTTTTACAAGTGTTGGATTATCTTTAGTCATTATATTTTTTCATTAAGTTTGCAAGGCCGCCTTCTGCAGCCATAAAATCTTCTTCACCTGCTATGTTTCTTTTTTGTGCACGAATTGCTTCGTCGGCTGCAATTTGTTGATTAATTCTATCTTGTTCTGAAATAACTGTACTAACACTCTCTGAAGGAGGAGCTCCAACAAACTGATTGTAAAGAGGAGTATATTCGTCCATCTGTTTAAAAAACAAATTTTCTGCTCTACCTACATTACCTCTTCCAGATCCTCTCCCTTCTAATGCTCCAGCGTTTTGAGCTTGTGCTAAACTATTATTTAATTCTAAAAATCTATTGGCATCTTTTATTTGTTGTTGTTCAAAATCTTGCATACCATCTTTTGTAGCATACTCTGTAAACTCTTCTTCTGAACTTTGTCCAACACCAGGTATTAAACCTAACAAACTATCTCCTAAAAGTCTTTTACCACTTTTACCTTTTCCATAACCTGGAACAGCCATGGCAATTTCAAAAGCAGCTTCCCCTGCTAAACCCCAGGGAGCTAAAACAGCTCCTAAACCTGTGCCTGTTCCAAATCTTGCAACCTTACCTGCTTTTTTTAAAACATTGTTTGCGGCCGCTCCTTTAATCTGTCCGTTTTTAACAGCATTAGTTTCTCTAACCATATTACCAAGAGCTTCGTTAATATCACATGTACCGGGTTGACCTCCCTTTTTATTTCCACAAAAAAGATTTTTAATCATTTTTTCTTGTTTAGGATTAAGTTTTGATTTTTTTGCATTAGCTTGAGCATTCTTTACATTCTCATTAAAGGTATACGCTTTAACTATATTATCTTGTACAGATTGAGGAAGATTTTTTGCATTAGCATACTTAGGTTTTAAATCTCCTTTTTGAGTAAAGTATTCTCCAACAAATTCTTTTACTTGTTTTTCAGTCATATCAGGAAATTCATCAAACATATCTTGAGATTGTAAACTTCGAAAACTAGTACCAAATTCACTACCATCACTTAACACAGATGTTTTAAAACCATCAGATTGAGCAACGTATCTTATTAATTTATCATCTTCTATAGCTAATAATCTTTTTTTTTCAGCGTCAGGAAGTTTGCTTTTTTTAATTTCTTCTATCTTAGCTTCAGTGTTTCTTTGTTTTAAATCTAGACTATCTAACAAACTTGGGTTTTGAGCATCAACAGATCCTGCCTTACCTCCCATTTTAGAGTTAATGTCTGTCGGTGTATAAATTATATTTTTAGATTTAATTTTATTTTTACCTTCTATGTTAGTAGAATGTCCTTTTTGAATTTCTTTGTTACCCGTTTTAAATTTTTCATCTCCTCCCACTAATTTTTCATTCTCTCTTCTTTTCTTTTTAGCGTCACTTTTTTTTGTAGGGTCTACTACTCTTTTGCCGGGGTTTTCTTTATAGTAATCATCTCTTGATCCTACAGCTTCTTCTAACGTAGAAAATTCTTTTGATAATAAAGTTTTATAATTACCCCCTTTACCCGCTTTCATTTTTCCACCTTTGTTTGAAGGTTGGTCCGTAATTTTAACTTTAAAAACTTCTATTTCATTACCAGTCGCTTTATCTTGATAAATATGCTTTATAATTTTAGATGAAACTCTTTCACTGCTTATTTTCGTAACACCTTGATCTAATTTTCTTGTTGCTCTATTAAAATTTTTTAAAGGATTTTCTGCAAATCCAATCCGTCCACCTTGAGCCATGTTCTCTCTTGCCCACATTTCAAAGAACTTATCTTTACTATACTTTCTTCGTCC